ACCAGGCATGTGATGATCATGAACAGCACCGACAGGGGCCATTTCCTGAAAGAAATGAGTTTTTGGAATCTTACTCTCAGAAAGTGGTTGAGGCTTTTGGATGTTACCGGTGGTTTGTAAAAAGCGTAGAGCAGATTTCTGATCTAAGCCCATCCACACCCACATACAAGGAATTCCATTCTCATCCACAAGCTTCATTTCATTCCACCCAATTATCGGGTAAAGGGACATGGCACCCGATCGGTCTTCATAGACACGATCAAAGACTTTAATAGGAAGCCTTTGAGCTGAGAAGAACATTTTCATTCTTCTCATCAATTTTTGGAGAGTTCCAGTAGTAAAACTGGAATTCTCAATATCACGTTTCTCTTGAGTAAATTGAACGAGTTTTTCACCAATAGGTCTCTTCTTAGATTCGGGCATGTTACCAACTCCAAAATAATGTTCTTCGACATATTCTTCAAGCTCATCATTATCGATTTGCATATCAATTGGTTCACGCTTATCATGAAACTCACGATCAGGATCAAACTGATAAAATCTATCGCCATCCTCATCAGTTTGAGAACTATTATCATAAGGGTCTTCATCACTCCGATAAGAATAATCAGTAGTGTCAGAATAAACTTCGATATACTCGCCTTCGTTATTTCGTTGCCACATTTCAAGAAAAATGGCATCATCAGTGAAATCACGGACACGTTCCCACTCGGCAGGATCCTCATTTTTATCAGCTAGAGCATCTGCAAAGGCACCTCCACCTTCATATTCAGTGTAGTATTTGGATGTTCCTTTCTTACGATAAACAGCTTTGATGGCATGACCACCTTGAGGGGCAAAACTACGAATGGTTCGTGTCTTACCTTTTGCTTCTGATCGATTTTTACGACCAGTTCGTTTGAAAATAACAACCGCAACAATACACAAAACAATAACAATGGATATGCTAGCAGCCGCAACAATGCCAACTCCATGAGCTGAAATATGATTCATAATCTTCTTATGGGGCTTACTAACACCAAGAGAGGTAATAGCTGCCTGTGGACTTTCAGCATTTATAGCTGTAAGAACAAAAATTTCAGGAGCATGACAAAGCATATAAAGATCAGGAGAGTTCATCAACTCTTCACGAGTGAGAGGAGGATCATCATCAAAAGCCTGACAACCAGGACATTGCAAAGTATCACCATCAGCGACTTCAAAAAAACGGCTACACATATTACAAGTGTACGTGCCTCCGCTTTTGTCTTCACTAGGCAACTCAGGAGTAATTTTCCTCCCTTCACAAAAGGACTTGACATCAACCAATTTAGCAGCATCAATTTTAGGAAAACGGGCTTTAGGAGGTAAAGTTCTCTTTGCACGACCAACCCTTGAATTAGGAGTACTACCAGAAGTACTAGAGGAACCTGCAACAGCAGGTGAAGTGGATGCCAAATCAATGTCATCCTCCTCGAGGGAAGTGTATAAAGTTTTACAACTCGCACGAATACGAGATGAAACAGTTATAGCATGAATCAAATTCTTAGCCAAATGAGCACCACCAACGAGACCTGGTATACAAAGAAGAGTTGCTACAACTTCAAGAGTAAGAAAAATAACTTCAGATGGTTTATGTTTGGCTTCCTGTTTTCTACGCTTGAACCGCAGATAAAGCTTATAAACCATCCAAATAACTATAGCAAAAGATAAGGCGGTTATTGATCGTTTCCAAGGCACTGGATCATACAAAATAATTCCAGCTGCATCTTTCGCCAAAATTGCCTGTTTACGAAAAGAGAGTAACGAACCTGTGATGAAATTTGTCCAAAAATAGAGGCACTTGGAGAGAAAACCATGGTTCTTAAGATCAGGCTGTCGTATGTGCAGCAAAGAACGATATGCTGCGCAATTAAAGGTGGCAAGAATGCCAGTGCTAATAGAGCAGCACACATATGTAAGAGGCCAAAAGGGACTAAAACCAAGAACGATACCGAAAGGGTAGACGACACTAGCAATCGAGCCCC